ACGTTATCCCGAGACTTCGCCAACCTGGCATAAGGGTTGCTGGAGATTCAGAGAGCGCTGTGCAGCTTACCTCTTCCGGGGGCTCCCACTATTCATATGAACGGCTCTCAACCTGTGCTAAAAACGAAAGGACGCATACATCAATCAATGGGAACATTTGAACTTGCGTAAAAAAAGAGGCCAGATGGCCTCCTTTTGTCATAATGAGTATCAACCTTTAGGCGGGTATGGATCCTTCCCATGTGAGTCGCTATCCCGAATCTGTCCATTTGGTCGATGAATGACTAATTCACTCCCTTGATTTCGAGAAATAGTTCGCCCTGCATCTATAGCTTCTTGCTGAGTACGGTGAGTTGAAGTCACTTTTCCGTTGCCTGCACCTCTGACAGCCCATTGTCCGTTGTGAGGCACTACATGTTGGTTTTTACCCATAATGTCACTCGCTAGAGGAAATACACCATATGGTGCCACCTTTAAGTATAGGCACTATATGTTGCGTTACGCTTGCTTAAAATCACATTTTTAGTACTCTACCGTCACAAGCTCACCCCAAGTTAATTACGATATGTATCGTCTATAACCTTAGATTTCCTACGTCATTGAAAGATCCCTATAAGGGGTGTATATTCTCACAAGCTGTTCATCCAAACAGTACGCAAAGATAAGGAAATGTAATGGCAGATAATTCAGAATCTTTTGCAACAATAGACCAAATTACTTCACGCCCAAATTTTTCTTCTGATTTAGAAATTACTGTTAAGAACTTTAGTTCTCTTGTAGGACGATATCATCTTAGTGAGAGTGTGAAATGCCAGGTAAAAACCGAGCATGGAAACTGTGGTCAAAAACATCAGCATGGATATCTTGGTGTTGACGATACTGGACATGAAGGTTTAATCGGAGGCATTTGTGGAGATAAGTACTTCGGCGAGCACACGCAATATATACAGGAAAGGAAACGTATTGATGCTGAGCTTGACAGGCGTGAGAGTATAGAGAAACTAATTTCTTTTAAAGATAATTTTTTATCCTTATCTTCTACGTACGCTAATTTATTGAAAGAAACTCAAAAAATAAAAAATAAAATCTATTATTTATATAAAGGTTTTCCTGACATAGTGCTTACATATCTTTATCAAGCCCAAAGAACACAAAATTGGGATTTATATATTGATGTATTGCGTCATACTCGTGGTGAAAAGGGAATGACGAGTAATTGGTATATTGAAAAACTCTGTACTTTCCCACCTTTGCCATCTCAACAAGAAATTACAAGTTTAATAGGAAAAATTGAAAACTTGCAATCGATTTTCAACGAGGCATGTTCAACAAAAATTGATGAACTTGGAACGCCAAAACTGAAAAGCTACGTGAAAAGTATTTCTGAATTTTCAGAATTAGAAATTTCCTTTAATAAAAACCGCAAAAATACTGAAGATTTTGTTAAAAAAGAAAATATCTACAATCTATATTATGCCTGTGCAAATTCAAAGGACAAACATAGTACTGTCAAAACAATTTTATACATCCTGAAGGATTCCAATCCGACTGAAGCATCAGTTAGAAAAAAATGTGATGAAATTGAAACTACAACCAGGAAAAAATTTGATAATTGTGAAATACGGTACAACAAAAAAGTAATGAAGTTTAAGAAGAATAGCTTAGGTTAAGTATAAAAGCCCCATCAGGGGCTTTTTACTATGACATTAAACGTTAGAAATTTGGCGAATAAATTTCAACCTCTGGATAATAACCTCTAATATAAGAAAGCAGAGAGTCATAAGCTGAAAACATTTCATTTCTTCTTTTAATTAGTTCAACTTCAATTTGTTGAGATTTATCATATGGTAAATTTGAATAGTTGAAATGACATATGTGATTATGGTTAGCTCCTGAAAAGGTTTCTATAAAGTATCCATTAGAAGTAGTGATACTGCTGTGCAATATGTAATCAACATCTTTGTATGCCTGAATGAACGACTTGAATTTTTCTTGAAGGTTGTTATCGTTCAAAGGATAATGTGCTGGAAGATCTTTCAAAATACTATCGAACATATCATCAAATATATCCAAATGAATGTGATAGTATGACGGCAAGGTATCAATTAAACCACGAACACGCCCAAATGGGGTATAATAGAAATAGGCATTAAGAAACTCTATATCATTTTTTCTTTTTTTTAATGCAAAAGGTGAGAAATCTGTAACATTAGCTATAAATGACTCATGATCATTTTTTATTTCGAGTAATCTTTCAACTGGAAAGGTAACAGAGTCGTTATCGACTCGAATATGATCGTTTGCACATAAAAGTATCAAGTTCTCATAAGAATTATTATTAATTGATGAGAGATCACCTCTTGTTCCTTTAGGGCTTTTAGCTATTACATGAGCCATTTCGCCAATATGTACATCTTTTTCAAACAATGAAATTTTACATATATTACATTTCCCAGCAGATAATGCGTATAGTTTCTTAATTACCGGATTGGTAATGTAACCGCTCATAATAGATATCCTCATTGTGCATTTTACTGAAGATAACATATATTTTAGGTTCCGCCAATCATGATCAACAGTACTTGCATAAGTTGACCAAGTGGTACTTGGATTAACACAATACCGAAGTAGTCAAGTACCGGTACTATGATCCAGTTATAAAGAATAATCATTGAAATCACGAAACCCAAAAAGTTACGCCAATGTACGGTACTCTTCTCGATCTCTTCTTTGTTGGTTTCTATTTGTCCTTCAGCATTTGTTTTCTGCACTTCCTGTTCTATCATTTTACGTTTTAGAAAGAAGTTCACACCTTTTGTTAGTAATTCTACTATTACACCAATCATAATTAGTCCTTATTGTATTTGGCAAACACAAGAAAATACGCGATGACCTTTGTAGATGTGGTTATAAGATAGTAGTACCTGCACGTCTATTTTATCTTTTAGCAATTCTACCATTAGTACATCACCATCACTTACGTTAGGTCTTGTATGATGATGAAAGCTGTATACGACTAAATCACCTTTTGTTTTATCAACCTTCTTTTTTATGAGCTTACTACCAGATAGTGCTTTATCATATGGTATGGTTACACTTACTGGTTGGATTGTCTGAAAAGAAAAATCTGTTAGTACAGAATGATCATAATATGGGAAATTTTCTAAGTTATCCATCTTAATTCCTCCAACGGTAATCAAACGTACCGCGTAATGTTCTTAATTGTTCTATTGCTTTTTTCTCGGTTTCATCGTAGAAATCAAACAATGGTTTTCTACCAACGGAACCATAGTAACCAATAACCCTCTTTTCACGTGCCAGTTTAGGATTACGCTTAGAGGATTTCTTGGTAGTATCGATCAAGTACGTATTGCCGTTCTTGCTCTTTACCTTTTTGTATTTATCACTCTGAGTTCTTGAACGTAACTGTGTAATGTTCCCCTGCTTCGTTAACTTAGCATTCTTATATGGAATAATTTTACCTTCATTAACGTGTCTGTAAGCAGGATCAAGGATGTACTTCAAGTATGAGGTTTGGTTAGATAGTACTATGATCTGATTTACGGTCTTGTAGTCACTAATCTTTTTAAAATTAAAGTAAATACTCTTACCAGTAAACGGTACACCTCCACCTGCTACATCATTATCTAATTTACGTTGCATGTGTTGGGTAACTATACGCATACGGTTACTAAGTTCTTTTTTGAACTCCTGCCCTATCGCTGGGCTGTTGTTGTTTATAAAACGCCTCATATCATTTGGGCTATTGCCCCTACGCCATGCCATAAATCATCCTTAATTTAAAATTTCATATAGTGATTGAAGAATTCCACGAATACGTACAGCATCCTTACCACTCGGTAAACGTGCCTTATGCATAACGGAAAGATTAATATTTCCCGTTTTTAAACCTTCATTAATGATTAGTGCTGTTTCGACGAATAATGTTTCTTTCATTGATGGAAAAGCCCACAAAATGGTACGAGTATAATCTAAGCCCTCTTCTATCTTTTGATTAACTATCTTTGAACTTGAACTGTACTCACGCCATCCATTTTCAACTGAATTAGCTTTTAGTTTCTTAACGTCCTTAACTCTCTTATACATCTGTTTACTGCCTATATAAGAGGTACTGTCTTCAAACTGGAACAAGTACACGAATCCTACATAACTACCGTTTGTTAATTCTTCCTCACTCCAATCATCATTGTAATTCCATTGCTTCATATAAATACCCTATGATAATTGTTATAAGGTATTTATTTAATGGATTTAAAAAACAGGCTAATTAGCTATGAGGGATCAATTGCCTATCAAACTAAAGTTGGTTATTTTAAGAATGGTAAATTTTGCACATATAAAGATAGTCTTGGTTATCCAACTATTGGGTACGGTCGACTACTAAAACCTGGTGAATCATATCCAAACGGTATTACACCAGAACAAGCCGAACGGATGTTAGAAGAAGATATCAGTACTGCTAAGTCTGCTGTTCGCTCATTAGGATTAAATTTGCCTGCTGACTGGCAGGACTTCATGACCATTATGGTCTTTCAACTTGGCCTATCAGGTACTTTAAAGTTCAGAAAGATGATTCAAGCCTTACGAGATAAAAACTATAAAGAAGCGATTTTACAGGCTAAGGATTCACTCTGGTACAGACAAACCAAATCACGAGTAGATCAGATGATTGCAGAACTCACCAACAACTAAAAAAGGGGCTATTTAGCCCCTTTTGTTTTTTAGCGTTTCAAGCATTGTAATTACACGCTCAATTTTAATATCAAGCATATGTACACTATCTTCTAAGTTTTTCAAAGTCTTCTTCATCTGATCTTGTTCCTGCTCAAGCGAAGTTAGAGACTGATCCATCAAAGCAACTTTCGTTTCAACGGTAGAAATACGTGCATCTAATTCGTCTGAGTCAGATGTAAAATCCCTATAAACAGTCCAGCACAATACTAAAGCTGAAACAATCAATGAACCAATCGTTAAGATGTCCATTTATGTTCCTATGTATTATATTTGGTAATAGTATTTATCAGGCGTTATATATAGGTTGATCACCAGCTCTGTATACTAAAGCATTTAATAAATCTGGTACATCAAGTTTGGCAGTACCGGCACGGTTAGTAGTACACATGACATAGATATAGTTCCAGTTGCCACGGCCTACAGGTGGAATATAGATACCATTTAATCGGAATGTATATGGTGTGTTATTACCACCATTACCCGCATCAACATAAGTTAAGTTAGTCATACCAATACCATCACCACCCATACGAATATAGAAGTACTGACGCTCATATGAACCTAACGTAATTGTCATGTTACTATCAAGATATCTACCAAAATCCTCACCACGGATACGTAACGCTACATAGTGCTGGTTTGCAACTGGATCTAATCCAACCTGTCCACCTGATACTGTTTTAGAACCGAAAATAAACGGTACTGATGCAATACCTGTAGACTGAGGACGGCAAATGTCACCGACGATACGAGCGGCACTAAGAGTACCAAGAATGTTACAGTTTTCATTGATAGTAACGTTGTTGAGTACACCAGAAGTTGCCTGTATATTCCCACGTACAGTTACGTTACCAAAGTTAGCTGTACCGTTCTTATTGATCATCCAACCGTTCACACCATCCCAATTACTGGATTGTATCTGCTGGCTAATCTTCGCTGAGTCGATCACGCCGTCCATAATGTGAATATTACGGACTGCCCCATTTGCGAGCTTTAAATTGTCGATCGCGGCATCCTGAATTTTCGCTCGTGAAACAGCAAGGTTATTGATCATTGCCTCATTGATGCTTGCTGATGCTATCACCGCTGAGTTAAGCCAAACCTTACCATTCTGAACAACCAGAGGATAAACCCTGTCTGATAGCTTGGCACTGTCCGTACTGATGACACTAAAGCGATCTGCCATGACGGTAAACACCGATGTTTTTTCATCTGCGGCTAAGGCAATGCCGGTTACGTTACCGTTGTTTGATACCTGTAGCTGCCAGCGTGAACCAAGTTCATCTACGATTTGTTTCTCGACAATGCCAGTAGCCGTATCACTGTTAAGTAGGCTATCAATAACATCTTCGTTCAATTTGCTGTATGGAACCTTCGTATTCTGGTTAAAGCCGATAGTAGGCGACCATACCAGTTCATCCTGTCCGAACACGTCATAGGCTGCTACACGTGCGAACCATGAACCATCCTCAATACCAAACGATGCTGAATAGCGGTTAGCACTGCTAAAGTACTTCGAGCCTGAGCTAAACCCTTCATCAAGTGCGATTTGAAGAACGATCCCCGCATAATCCGGTACGTTTGATTCTGTCCAGTCAATGAACACGGAATCATAACCACTCTTCAAATTGATACCTAACAACTGTGGGTGCTGTGGATTACTAACTTCAATCTGAACTTCTTCACTATAGATACCTGTACCCCACCCATGAGCGATGATCCCAAACACACGGTAACGGCTTAGGCCATCACTGGTGTTCATTGAATATGAGTACGTCCAGTTGCTTGTAGTGGTGTAGTACGATGTTATGTAATTACGATAACGGTCATATACGCGGATTTCATAGTATTTGAAGAAATCAGCAAAGGTTTTACCATTAACGGCTAAGTTATTCTGATCATCCCAACGGAAAATAAAATCTTGAGCATAAGTCTGGTTTAAACCTACATCATCATTCACCATATCAAGGTTAGTGATCTTAGGTAGAGCAAAAATAACTTGTGGTGTTTGATTATAGATAGCTACTAAATCCGATGAGTAACCTAATGTGTTATACGCCTCAATAGCAAAATCGTACTGAACACCGTATAGAAGATTTAATATCTCAAAACTCGTAGAGTACTGCCCTACGTTACCAATGTTGATCCAAATACTGGAATCACTGCGTTTATAACGAATCTTATAACCACGTATAGTTGTATCCTGACTAAGATCCCATGTTAATAGAACGGTGTTACCTGATGCCGTTGCCCCTAAACGTTGAGCCTGTAGGTTACTTGGCGGTTCTACGTATGTTGGGTTAGGTAGATTGGTCAATCCATCTTGTGGGAATTGTCCCGGATCTTTTCCCATATATATTCCGTCATCATATGAAATCGCGGTGATCTGGATAATGCCTGCTTTATCTACGGTCATTGGTACAGTACGTTGAATACATCTGTACTTGTTATTACTAAATCCAGCTTCTTTAAAATCAATTGTAAACACATCATATACTTTCATATCTGTTACATAGGTATTGAAAGTAATCGTGTTCGTGATGTACTTTGATTTAAGTAATTCAATGTTACTAAGAATAGCAAGCTGATCTTTATCCTGTACCCAAAGATAGTTTAAATCCTTCTTGATAATATAACCATCTTTAGCAATGGATGCGTTACTAATGGCATCACTTGGATAACGGATAATATCTTGTGAATAGTCATTACCTGGGTTTGTATAAGTACTGTCCATTGTATTAAAATAGTCAGACTTTGAACCCGTTGTGATGTTCACACTACCAATAACATTTGTTTCATCAAAATGTACACTTGGAATATCTGGAGCATCAACGGTTAGATAGTACTTACCATTTGATTCATAAAGTACACCACCAAATGTTTGTAGAATATTTTCAATGTTTTCCTTAAACGATTTATCGTACTGAATATTTCCGTTTGAATAGAAATGATTATTAGCACAATAGTTAGCCATATTACGGAAACTTGTCATATCAATATCATTCGGATTCAAACCGAACCCAAATTCTGTATTGGTCATAAAGTCATATAATTGGCTTGGTGGGTTTGAACTTGGTTTACGTAGATTATCAGTTAAGTCATAGATCATACGTCCACGCATTTCTACCGATAATGTATAGTTCTGGTTCGTTAGAATTCCATCAATCAATGAATCGTTGGTTTTCTTGATTACGGTACAGATCTGTACAAGACCATCACCACGCATGTTGTCAGTCCATTGACTACCGCCATATTGACGGGCAAGCGTCATAGAACCACCGTAGGACGGCTTACCGAAACGTATCTCAATCTGTAAGTATTTGCGGTACTTCTCAATCATCATTGAGGTAGGTACGATCCCCTCTGTGGTGATGTACGCACCATCCATGAGTACCGGAGCATTATCAAAATAGATCTGCTTGATTACGCCTTGTGATTGTTCCCCTGGTACTTGCCCGATTTCACCGATACTGATCGCATGAACCGTACATAACTGGTTTGAAGTACCTTTATAGACGTTCTGCCATACAACGATTGAGCCTAACTTGTTATAGGCTACATCTGTTGCGTTGCGGTTAGAACCACCATAGCTTATGGGAATCCCGGTACTTGGCGATACCGATCGGGCGTTATTACTTCCTGTACTTGGGTACGATACCCCCATTTGGCCTACGTTCATCATCTGTGATGAACTAATGTAAGATAGTGCTGCTGTACCAATACCTATAGCTACTACTGCTGCTAAAGCTAAACCTGCTGCGTATGCTGCTGCGGCTGCTGATGCACCTGCGATAATAGCTACGGCAACTGCTGCTACTGCCATAGTTATTCCCCTTTAAATCTGTATATTTTGTCTTTTTCATTTGGGATATATTGAGAAACGATATAGTTAAATTTATCTTCTGATAAAATTACAACTTTCCCACGCCAATAAACGGTACTGTGACCTGATGAAATAACAATATCCCCATCAAGTGGTTCTGTTACTAATTGGCCTTTGTCTTTACACAATAGAAGTAAGGTAGAATAGCTACAGTTTTCTTTAGCATATTTTCTACCTGCTGTTGGTGTTGTGTATTTCTGATAAATTTCATCACGGTAATTACTACCTGTGATCATATCGATTACTGTTAGCACCATGATATGACAATCATTAGTACCGTACACTAAAGGTTCACCAACTAAACCACTTAGGTACTCTGTTATAAATCCATTTTTCATTATTTCTTACTACTCTTCCAGAATTGCTCTGAACTATTTAGTATGCCAATTAGATCAAAGAACTTATCACCAGTATGTAATGATTGGTGTACTGATGTACTGGATAGTAGGCGTTGTGTTTGGTCTAACTTCTTCCACAATGAATTTAGATTTACTGTTGTTTCATTAGTGGTATTACCTGCTGTGTTGTTGAAGTCTGAACTAAAGTAATCAATGTAACCACTAAACATACGATATGCATATAGAATGCCACCTGTAGCTGGGTTAACAATTCCCATCCAGATATTAACTTTTGCATCATTCCACAATCCACGTAACGCCATAGATAGATAATCCTGGCTTACATTACTTACTTTCAAAGAAGTACCGTTATTGTTGATTTGGTTCTTTTCTACATAGTTAGCAAATGATGAATCAAGGAAATCAGGTACAGACTTATAGTTAATTCCATTATAGTTCTGATCGGCAATGGCATCAGTTAGATATATGTTACTTCCCGTAGGTGGAAGTACATCTATTAGCTTTACCATAACACCACATTGATATAGTTCTTTTTCTGTTAGTACGGTTTTGTTATCGCCTCGTGTAAGATTCCAGTACGCGACGAGATCCGCATTAGTTAGTACATTACTTGGAATTGACATAAATTAACCTCTGATGTTTTCGGTTGCATTTATTGTCACTTCAATAATGTTTGTACTTGGCATCTGATATGCTGCGTTCTGTGGCGTAAGAATAAAAGAACCTTGAATGTTGTCATATTTCATTACTTCCCCAAGTTGAATGTTTTTAACAAGACCAGGGAAAATAGTAATCACACTGCCAGTATTGGCGATGATTCGATATAGTTTCTTGTGTCCATTGAATTGTACTAATGTACCAACCTCAAGTGTATTAGCATTCACGGCAATTGAAGTTGCCCCTGCTGCCCTTGCTGCGGTTGTTTGTACCTGTGAGATTTGAGTACCAGTATATGTACTCCACCATCCAAGAGGCATAGAGAACGGTTTGCCCTGACCATATAAGGCGTAGAAGTTAGCGAGTTCAGCACGGTTCATCTTGTTTAAGGTAACTTTGAAACTAAGGGTAAAGTACTGAGAACCAACAACACGTGTAATAGTTTCACCTGTCCATGTTTGGTTTTGGTATTGCGGTATATTGTCCGTTAACATGAACTCACTAATAAGAGTGTTATTTAACATATTATTATTCCTTTAATAGTTAGCCCACAATCCATGTGGGCTATATCATATTTATACGTTATTCTTCTGAGATTTACGTGTTGCCTGTACAATAGTATCGGCGTGTTTATCACACATCTTTTGGAAATCAGAATCTGAGATTTGACCATTACTATTAATAATTAATGGTGCATCAATTTTAACATCACCTGATTTACTGCCACCCTGATTACTCAAGTATTTGGTTAAATCCTGGTTTAGTGATTTACCCACTACACGTTCACCTTTTTCAAGATTGTATGTACCAGTACTTGGTAGAGAATCCCACCCATCATGAGCTTGACCTTGAATATTTGTACCTTTGATAGTACTAATAATACTTGCACCTTCTGCTGCTACTTTTAATCCTGCGGCAATCCCCATAGGCCAACCAAGTTTGATTGCCTCTGAAATACCTTGTTGGATATTGATCACTGACTGAGCAATAGCAATACCTTTCTGTACAGCGAAAAATGCCTTAGCCGCTGCTGATGATTCCCCGAAAACACCAGCCATGATAGTACCTACATCACCAGCACCCGTAGCCCACATACCCAAAGTGTTTGATAGTGCGTCTGCGGTTAATCGACCACGTTTCATATCGGCGTTGGCCTGAATCGCTGTTAGCTGATCCTGGTACTCCTGGAATCCTATTACTTTGGCATCGTATAGAGCTTTAGCCCCATCCTGATTCTCTTGCTGTTCAGTGTTAACTTGCTGTACCTGTGCTGGATCTGGCGAAAAGTCTAATGGGTTTTTGTACCCTAAACCCTGACTAACTGTGTCATTCATCCATGTTGTACCCGCTGCCGCTGCTCGTGCCTTAGCATTTGATGTTGCATTAGGATCGTTAGCAATGGCTGCAATGTTCTGTGCCTGTTTAAGTCTGTTAGTTTCAGCAAGCATCTGATCAACCATATCTTTGTACTTAGTTTTACGGCTTTCATATTGCTTGGATAACATATCTGTAATTTCAGATTCAGAACTACCAGCTAATTTACCTGCTTCACGTATACGCTTTTCAATCTGGTCTTGTTCATAGTTGAAACGAGTAATACGTATTTGAGCTTCATTAGTACCGATCTGTGATAGCGTCTGTTCTAATAGTGCCTTTGCTCTTTTAGTTTGCTCATTAAGTTTATCTTGTGCTGCCTTAGCTGCTTTCGCTGCTGCTTCGTCTTTCTTGGATTTAGCATCACGTGCTTTATCTTCATCGGCTGTTAGGCTTTTTACTAATTTCTCTCTGTTAGCTTTATAACCTTCATCAAGTTTAGCTAAATCGGCATTCATAGCCGATTGATCACCTTTATATGCACGTACTAAAGAGTCTTTTATAGCCGCTCGCAATTGTGCATGAGTAGCATCAAGGGTATCAATCTGTGCCTGTGTCTTTTGTTTTGCGGAAAGATAAGGTTTTAAAGCTGTATCAATAACACTTCTATCTGAGCCTTTATTGTATTCTTCTTTCTGTTTATCAAGTAGGTTATGTGCAGCATCAAGATTTGCTAATAGGTTTGAAAAAGTTTTTTTATTTGTCTCTTGTTGTTTTTGCTGATCTGCTACTATCTGAGAACCATAGATTGAAGAATTTTTTAGTATCTGCTGTTGGAACTGCTGTTGGTACTGTTGAGTAGCCTGGATACCTTCTTTACTAACAGCTACTGCCGCTGCATTAACAGGTTTGCTATTAATAATTTTCGTCATTAAGTCGAGAATTTCAGCGAGGTTCTGTGCGATAGGTGCAAGCGTTGAGTTTTTCCAGGTATCCCACGCTCTGGATAAATTATTTGTTGCAGCCCTGTATTCTTCAAATTGTCGTGATTGTTCTGCGGTTAGTTGTATAGTTTCATTAGCAAGGCTATTTTGGTACTCTTGTTCACTATTGAATTCTCTGTAGATAGTCATGCGTTTTGATGCATCGTTTGCTACGGTTTCCATCATGTTTACTGTCTGAGCCTGACTAAATCCCATTTGTTTAGCCTGATAGTAAATCTTAGCAATAATATCTTCACCGTTTTCTGCTGCTTTTTGTAACTCAAACATATTCAACTTCAACGGCTGAATTACGTCAGTTAACATAGAACCAGCATTGTTGGTTATTGCATCGCCCAACTTATCCTTACTGTCCTTAATTTGGTCGGCGACGTTATCCATAGTAAGACCAACGGCAGCGAACATATTAGCGGCCTGTTGAATCTGTACTATACCTGACTGTGATAGTGAAGCTGCCTGAAAGACTTCAAACGCCTTTTCTGATTGTTCTTGTACTTTTAACATAGTTGCAGAAATGGCTATACCTGCCACACCTACAGCACCTGCAAAACCTGACATAGCTTTAGAGGTAGTAGATAAGCCAGTATTGATACCACCGAACACCCCACCAGCCTGATCACCAAAGTTACCTATATCATTGGCTGCATTTTTTAATGATCTTTGCAGTCCTGATTCATCACCAGCGATTTCAAAGATCATTGATTGTTTATTGTTATTTGCCATTAGGCTTTACTCCCATCCAATTAAGCATATTTGCTTTTTGTTTTTCTGCGATCTTCTTCTCCCTCTCTGCATGTTGTTCAGCTAAGGTTTTGTTTGAAATAATATTCAGTGAGTCGAGTTCAGAGATATTAAATTTAGGTATATCTTCTTTCTTGATATTGCCAGTACTTAACCATATTGCCTGTAGTAGTTCGGTATGCCTGATTTGCTCAATCTGTGAGGATTCAGGATCAACGATTTCTTTAAAAACTAATAGGTAGTAGAAAAGCAAAACGGGCATAGTGCAGAGTTCATCCACACTACACCCGTGTTTATACAATAAAGATAGTGATAGTTTGAGAATCGGATCGCGTCTTACTTTCCCTCTACATCCTCAACATTAAAGGATTTAGCAAAAACGTTTCCAATTTCAGCATTCAATTTTAGTTGTACAGTAAGATCTACTTTTTCTTCAACTTGTTCTGGTGAATCAAAAATCTGTTTACCATCCTCATCAACTACGCAATAGAAAATTGCCTTATATGGATCGGCACATTCTACGTGTTGAGTAATGTTAGGTAGTTTGATATATACAGTACATTCTGGTGTTAGTTCTACTGGTGTTAGTTTCACACCAATAGCATTCATTAGATTTGAAAAATCCATTTTGTTTTATCCTTTTAGTTAGTTTGTAGTATTTAGCAATTAAGCACCAGTTACTTCACCAACTGCGATTGGAGCACCCGTTACAGATACAACGAAATCACGAGTAACCACGCTATCAAAATCACCGTTTACTACATCTGAATTCACTAACCCGTTTACAATGCTGTAATATGCTGGGCCGTCTTGATCTGCGATATTTTGGAAATACGTTACTTTTACTTGCATTAGTTTTTGTGATGCCGCTGCTGTTGCAAGCATCTCCTGACCTGCTGAGCCTGGTTTCCAGTTAACAGTTAGGGAAGGTGCGAATAAGCAGGTCATTTCTTCCCAAGCTGACTCGCTGATTAAAATTTCGCGGATCTGGGCCG